TCGATGTATCAATGCCCATGGCGTTTGTTCATGTTCGGGAAAATCTTCCGTCAAAGATGTTTTATGTACGAAAACGGCAAAACTAACCATATTCTTATTGCCAGCTTCTTCATAAACATATTCACCATTTTCATTTTCGCCTTCATAGTCACCAAAACCATCAAAGATAATTTTGACACCATCTGGCGCCTCACCTGATTCGTTGCCTGGCCGAAGATATGGGTCGTTGATATCCATAGTTTCATAAAACCAACGAACCCATTCTTCTACGATTGGTGTATAATCACGTTCATCATTTAGATATATGGTCATGTCAATTCTCAATCAGTATGTGGTGGAAGTTCATGGTCATCTTCTTCCCAATATCTGCAATAAAAATGATCGCCAAATTCATCAATTAATTTTTGAGGATAACCCTCAGAAACTAACCATGCACGCTGTTCTTCAAAAGTATCAAACTTTTTAGGCATCGCTTTAGGAAAGTCATACATCCAACCGCTTGGCGGATCAATCATTGTCACTTTCATTTTGTTACTTTCAATAAAATTGTATCTTTGTTAATACGACCATTCAACCAATGCGGAACGGAGTTAATACCATCTAATAAGTTACGAAGAATTACTTTGCCACCATTTAATACTTCAGGCAGTACAACTTCAGGTTTACGCAATTTCTTTTGCATACTTTTTGATTCTGCAAAGTTTAAAATCGTTGATCCTTTTACTGACAAACCACCTGCATCTTCGGCATGATAAACACCGAGTTTACGGGTTTTTGTATTAAACACCCACAATGACATAGCACCAATTATATCAGTAACTTTTACGGAAGTCAAGCCCAATTCTTTAAACTCAGGTAAATAGTTTAACTTTGCTACCAATTGATCTGGCGATTTTGCCTTCCGTTTGCGTGGTTTGCGTGATTTGGTTTTCTCACCTGAAACTTTCTGGCAATCTAGAATCACTTGATCAAAATACGCAACCATCTTTTTTAACTGCGGTTTGGTAAAGTTTGAATATGCCTCTTTCAATTCTTTGTCATCAGTATTCATCACATCGTCAAACTCAATTCGTTTACTCTTTGCCCATTCAACAATATATTTTGTTTGAGCATCTTTGATTTGCAAAGTATGAAACACAGCATAAGGTTGTGAGTTAGCAGAAAAACCAGATGCAATTAATTCATCAACTTGACCTTCTAGTTCTGCAATACAATCATCAGCCTTAGCACGAATACGGTCTTGAATGTTAATTACATTTACTTTAGGCTTTTCTTCAACAACATTTTTTAGCCCACTTAAAACATTTTTTACTTTGGTAATTTCACCATCGAACCAAATTTGATCTTTGACATTAAGTAGACCACCATTCGTTACGATACGGCAGATCCAACCAAATGTGGGAGGAAATTGTTTGATTACATTTGATACATCAAGTTTATGCTTCTTCTTAAAATAATCTGAAGCATATTTGTAGGCGTCTTTGGTGTCTTTGTTTTGAGAATACCATGACAAAGTTTTAATTACATCAATCGGCGATAATTCTACCGAGAATTTAGGTTCATGTCCTGCAAATGCAAGGTTTGCATCAGTAATGCGAGCCATGTCAAATCTCCATTTTCACTAGTCTTGGTATTATATAGCATAATCAACAGATTGTCAAGTAAGTTGTTGTATAAAAACAACACTTAATTTTAGGGCTTGGTAATGGTTTAGGCGCCGGCGGATGTTTTCCTGGCCGATGCCTAAACCATTTGATCATTTTAGACCTCAGGTCCTCTTGGAATAATTGGAGGTCCTGGTGGTCCCGATGAAACAGGTGGAACGTTAGGTGGAGGTGGCATTGGTGGTGCACCAAAAGGAGATGGTGAACTGCCAAATGGTGTTGGCGCACTACCAAATGGTACTGAAGAAGCACTTGGTGATGGCATCATTGGTCTTGGAGAAGGACTCGATAAACCTGTTGGTGCTGTCGGATTTGGACTTACAGTTGTTGGTCGTGTTGCAGCCTCAATTGCTTTCATCTTTGCTTCTTTGTCATCTTTTCCTGCCAACATAATGCCAGATAAAATGCCTGTTAGAAATGTTGAAATTGGAATTAGAAGTTCGAAAAACTTCTGATCAATTGGCGACATAGCGTTGAGTGGTTGTGTAACAAATATAATTGAATACAGTACAACAAATACAATGCCTGTTAGTGTCAATGATAAACAAATGCCGATAAAGAATTTCAGTCGAGCCATCAACTGATCTTCGGTGTACATGAAAGGTGTTTGTTCCTCTTTTTGTTTTTCTTCTTCTTTATTGAATAAATTCATTTGCAATTCACTCCTGTCAGTTGAGGTGTATTTGGTGTTTGTGATAGAGTTAAAGATCCTTGTGGTAATTGATCAGCGGGAGCTCCTAATCTTGGATCACGGCCACCTTTGAATACATGTTCTGGACATGTTCTTGTTACATCACAAGTTGGCTTTTGGCACATGTCTTTATCCCAATTTGCTGGATCTTGGCAAGGATAACGAAAACGATCTCCACCAAAAACTGCAAGACCTATTGGCAACACGATCAGTAACAATAACCACTTGAGTAATTTTTTATCATTCATCATCGGCACTTTCTTAAATTAAAAAGGATAAATCAATAATAATATAAAAAAATATGCCATCCAAAACCATGGTTTATACGGTATCTGCTTTATGTATTCGTTTCGCCTAGCCTTTCTTGCTCTCACTAAAGAATCACGATAGTCTCGTAAGTCTTGCACATACTGATGAAAGTTGTTCATAGTTGTGTTACTACAATTAACATACCAAGTATTAACATTCCACTTAAAATAGATAACACCAATGAGTTATCTTGTTCTTGTTGAAATGTTCTTTGCTCAGTAGCGTTGTATATTAACGCTGCAATTGTAAAAACACCCACTAACGACATTACTACTAAGGGTGCTGAATTAAATACATTCATCAACCCATTTAAAGAAAATTCCATTTAAATTAACCCTGCTGCGTGAAGTATATAAGTCACTATAACAGCAAAAGCAACGGACATTAATTTCAAATCTAATAACTTACCTGCATCTTTATCAAAAGCTTTTTTCTCTAATTCTTCTTCTTTTTCGATTTGAGAAACTATAGTACGCAACTCATCATAAGCAGTTTTACCATATCGTTTCAGAGCTTCTTGTTTTATCTTCTCACGCTCAGCCTCCATGTTTTTCTTTTCAACAAGGCGAGCAAAAGCTTTCTGATCGGTATGTAAAGGTTTTAATCTTTTACGGCGTTCAGTCTCAACACGGATATTGTGTTGTTCCTTTAATGGTTGATTAGTGAATTCATTTAATTCACCAATAGCACCGTCTAGTTCTTTACCTGCTTTTGTAAGTTCTCTAATGCCTTTGGCGGCACCAGAAATACCAGATATTGGATCCATTTTACCATTTTTAGTGACCTAAGGGATCAATCAGCCAAACCACGGAAAAATAGTAAAACCAATAAAAAACATCTAATGTCTATTTAGTGAAGATGGTGCACCCGGAGGGACTCGAACCCCCGACCAAGCGATTATGAGTCGCCTGCTCTAACCAACTGAGCTACAGGTGCTTATTTGGCCTGACCGGCAGGAATCGAACCTGCGACCCACAGCTTAGAAGGCTGTTGTTCTATCCTCTGAACTACGGTCAGATTGGTGCGAGTGGAGGGATTCGAACCCTCAATCCTTTCGGCGTTTGATTTTAAGTCAAATGTGTATTCCGTTCCACCACACTCGCAATATTTTTTGCTCGAAATGTTTCAGTTTGTGAATGGCAGTTTGGACACAGTATTCTTAAATTACTTAAAATGTGATTATTACTATTACCATCAATATGATCCAGTTCACATTCAATACTTTTACCATTCCAACATTCTATTTCACATTCTTCGCATCTATTCGTTTTGATTCCTTCTTTGAATAATCTATGTTTCAACTTGTAGGTTTGATATTGTGGATGTTTTCCATCTAGTATTTCGTTGAGACTGATAGAACGATTTTCCATCCACTTTTTTTTGGTGTTTTTTCCACCTTGATTCGGAACATAACAATTTAATTTTATTGCACGCCTCTTAAAGGTGTTGAAATGAACTCCAATTTTCGAACATGCTTCTGCCATAGATGAAGATGATGATGTAATAGAAATAAATTCTTGGTCTGTCATAATTCCTCCGTTTCATTTTATTTATAAAACATAAGATTTTGACAGTCTCTTGTGTCTACCAATTCCACCACAACCGCTATGAAAGTTTATCGTCTTTGTTCAAAGCATCTAAGACACAATCTTCAGTCGATAAAATGTCTTGATAGTATTCAGGTCCAGGTAAATCGCTGTAATGATCCCATTGTTGTTTCTTAAAAATTTTATCCCAATTATCCGCAAACTGTTCCTGTGAAACGGAAAACGGCCTTGGTTTACTTCCTTTGCCAGACATACAATCTCCTAAAATTGGTCGGAGTTGAGGGATTCGAACCCCCGACCCTCTGCTCCCAAAGCAGATGCGCTACCAGACTGCGCTAAACTCCGTTAAAACATAATTCTAAAATCGTCACGTTCTGCACAATTAGGCATATCTAAAACGTGAGGTAATTTTACTTCTTTCCATTCAATATTTTGTGATGATGTAAAAGTTAATTCGACAACATAAGGTATACATCCTTTATCTGATTCTGCATATGAGCAATTATTGATATGCACATGAACTAATTTCTGATCTATCTTACCTATAAAATTTGTTATCAAATTAAATTGATCGTAATACTGAATGTCATGAAATTCAATTACGATTCCAGTAAGTTTTTTCGTATTGATTATAATGTCATCTAGAATGTCGTATTCTGATCCTTCAATATCGCATTTCAAAAAACAATCTTCAGAAATAGTAGAATCAAAACTAATTTGATTTTGTTTATTTCCTATATTTTTCGGAATGTATATTTTATTACCACCAAAAAACGTTTTAAGTTTTACTTCATCATCAGCATTAATTGTACCGTCATATGCATCAATCGCACAATCATTTATTTTGATAAAATCTTCCTCAAAAGACCAATCATCTTTAATGCCAAAGCTAATTAACTTTTTAGACTTTTCAATATCAGATTTATTTACGAGATAACCACCATCATTATCTTTACCTAGACGAACTAAGTTTTCACAATAGTATGGTTGAAAAATTTTTGGTAGAATTACTGGTTTCATATTTTTTATTTGGTGCCCTCATCCGGACTTGCGCCGAACTTTCCCGCTTACAAGGCGGGTACATCGCTACCTATGTTTTGAAGGCTTTACCACTCACCTGTCCAATGTTTAATTTTTGATTTAGCATAAAAATCTCTTTTTGTACTTTCCCAATTATCTATATCGTTTCCATGATAAACAAGGGTATCAACTGGCGGATCTTCACGATACGTTTTTATAAACCTTAATTCTGATATTTTTTGCCTAATATCATTCATCATTTCTATACCTGGATTTGTATTGATCAATTGACCACATAACATCATAGTTATAGCGTGCATATATGTTTGCGACCCAAGAAAATATGTATTCTCGCAACCTTCCATTTTTCTTTGCATAAACAAATCAATCGTCTTAGCAAAAATTGGATTGCTTGGCGCACTCATCATTATGTCTTGTGAAAAATCATAATCACGGCACGTAGGTAAAATCCATTTTATTTCATCAGTAAATATATCATTCAATTTAACATTACAGAGGCGATCTATATCAATGTAAAGGCCACCTTCATTATAGATTTTAAACAGCCGCCATAGATCACTCTTTTGTACGATGTGAACATTACGAACTAATTCATATCCCTTTGGTGTTAAATTGTTTTTGAGGTATTGTTCAATGTCATCATCATCGCTTACAACAAATTTCCAATCAGGATTCATTTGTTGTAAACGACCAACGCCATTGGTAATCAGAGGATGATTATCCTCTAAAATATCTTTTGTTTTCCAGCTAAGATGGACTAACTTGGGAATCATTTTTTGTCATATCAGGTATTGATGGGTGATGACCTTTACGACAATCGAATTGCCGGCACGCAATTGGCCGTATTTCATAGATTGAACACTTGCCATCAATAAACATTCCGCATCCACCTGTAGGACCTTTGAACATCGCAATTGTAGGTCCAACATTTGGATTTATTTTTAAATCGTTCGGATCTGGATTAATCAGACTTATTGGATATTTACCTGATTGAAATTCTTCGACCGTAAGAAATGGTGTCAATCGTTGGCAACACAAAGAGCATGTGCCACAAGGAACATCTGCAATTTCTTCATCAGTTCTTGCACTTGTAAGATTTATATTGATAATATCAAAGTATTTTTTAGGCATTTGTCAAATTATTCAATACTTAATTGAATTTTTGTCACAGAATCCCAACGGAAACTGCGCCAATCATTTTTTTCAACATCAAAAACAGCAAGAGCCTCATCTGATTGTGATTTTCCGCTGTTTTTTGGCAATTTTTCTTTAGGAATTTTATTTTCTTCGAGCGTACACAACATTTTTCGCTCAGTTCCGTCTTTTTTCGTAAAGAAAACTTCAATTTTTTGTGATTGAAGCATTTCTCGAAGCCATTTTCTGCCTTCCGGCGTATCAATTTTACTTGGCATCTTCAATTTCTTCATCCTCATCTTCATCTTCCCATTCGGCACGATCTTCCAACATTTCACGTATGTTCCAATTCTCTAATAATTCATCAGGAATGAAATCAAGCGAATCTAAATCAGTATATTCATAGTTTTCAACTTCGCCATCTTCAAATCGGCCAACAAATGCCATGCCTTCTTCATGCCATTCAGCGAAAACATTGTAATCTTCGCCGTATTTGTTGTTGTAAATGTTTTGATATAACTCGGTGGGAGGACCCCATGGTGAATCAAACCAGAATTTAATGATTAAAAAGTCGGCATGTTCATCTACCTGCCAATCTTGAGCATCACAATTCCATTTGCAACCCCATTCGCCAATACCAAACGAATACCAATCGGCATAACCGTATTTTTCTATAAGTTTTTCATTGGGCTCTTGATGAAAGTTTACATCACCAACATTTTTTAATTCATCGGGACATGGCGCAAAGAAATTAAACCAATCTTTGCCGTTGTTGTCATCGAGGAACTTTTCAAATTCCTGTATTTTTTCTTTTGGACCTATAAGCTCAAATGTATTGCTGCACCAGTTAGGCATAATATACTCACTTTCTTCATTTTGTTTCTGCAATTGATTTGGCAACATTAATTAATTTCTTGAGCATCAATGCGCCTTTTGTTTTTTCCAAATACTCGGCAAACCATTTTTCAGATTTGTCTGTCTTTCTTACGATACAGCCGTAAATCTCCGCACCTTCTAAACCTTCGACATAAACTGTAGGGTCTCGAAAGATTGCTTCAAAAGCATCATCAAATGCTGGGTTGCCATTTGCATCACGCTTAAAAAAGGCGACATGATACATATCACCAAGATCAGTTCCATTAACCGGTTTTCCATTTTCAAATTCACCTTTTAGATTAAAGAATGCTAGACTAAAACTTTCTATCTCACTACGGCCTGGCAAGAAATAAAAACCATCATAATTTTGCGGTGGTTTATCATTCAGCATAACGCTCCTTTAGACTACGGGATTTCTGTGCTGCACGATCATAAATTTTCTTCGACTTTGCAACACGCATCCTGTATTTAGAGCTGCGTAGATCCTTTACCAGAAAGTTACGGCGAGGAACATCAACTTGTAGAACAACCAACATAGTATCACCCATTCAAGTAAAGTAAAAGAAAAGTACCAACGAAAGAATCGCTGGTACTTAATGTTTTGCCAAAAAGGAACTTTCATAACCTTATAAACATGCCAAATGCATAAATTGCCAAGAGGCCAGAGTTTACAAGAATCATGGCCTTGTCTTTGATGAGAACACCCCATACCAGAAACAATGCCGAACCTATATTCAGTAGTATAACATTCAAAGGGTCGATTGTCAAGGCCGTACAAATAGCGCCTGCCAATGTTACCGCAGTTGCAACCCATTTAAATACATTGGCAACTTCCATCACAAGCCAACGCTTTGTAAATTCAATTATTTCCATACAGGCACCTTTTCATCCATAAGTTTTCTTGCAAACATCATTTCATCTGATTTCATTGTATTGGTCAAAATCTCTAATACATCTAAATCAATTTCTACAAAAGCAATTGGTAAATTCCAGTAAGCTCTTGCATATTGCCGCCGTGTTTCGATATTGTCACTTGTCATAGTATAGCATTCATGATTAAAGCAAAATTCATAGCCGATAAAGTTAGATCAATGTAGGCAGAACCATTGCGACCTTCTTCAAAGGCCAGACCTGCACTTCGCCAAAAGAACCAGACAAAGAATACATTGATCAATAACAAAAAATAGGTCATGCAGGCACTACCGTCTTTTGCAACTCCGCATACCGTCTCTCCAATTGCTCAAGGCGCTTTTCCGTCTTTGCATTGCTCGCCTCATCCAGCTGACCACGAATTTCGCAGAGGTGAATCATACTCTCAACAACCTTATTCATTTCTTCAATTTTATCCATAATTTTATTCTTTTCAATCCAATAAAACCATATATTCAGCAGGGTAGTGTTGCCGAAACCAGTCCAGGCCTTTACGAACACCGGCATAGTCACCAAACAATTCGCATCCACGGATTGTATCATAAACCGCAACGGCTTCAGGTGAAAGTAAGCAAGATTCACCTGAAAATGGGTTTGTAATCATTTCTGCTTCCGTACCAACAAACAAATCTTTAAAAGGTAATTTCATTTTATTTCCTTAATTGTTTAAGTGTTGCCAGGACCATTTGAAAATCATCTGGCCGATCCACCGCCAGGTCTTTGATGATTGACGAATAAAATCCTGCAATATAGGCCCAATCATTCTTTTCTTCAAATACCTTCATGGCATCTGCAATCAGTAACCGTCTTTCTGAAACCACATTTGTTTTTAACATATTATACTCCTTTTACCATTTCAAGAGATACTTTCCAATAAGTTTTCTTTGCACGATTCGATAGACGATTCTGTGAAATTTTAAACGCTTCTTGAAAATTACGAGCATATATTCTACGACCCATTTGATATGTTTCAAGAGGTCCCAAAGTGTATTTAAAAATTGGTACATATAAACTATTCATATTTCTTCCTTAAAATGTATTGAGTGTAGGCTGATAATTCCGAATATACTCTCGCTCAACTTGATAAGCATTCCGCCGACCACGAATTACATCAAGTACCTGATAGGTCATTTCGGCGTCTTGGTTCTGACGTATAAATTCGCAGAGTGCCCAATCTTTAGTCTCGCATTTAGCTCTGGAGAAATGCTTTTGAACCCGAACCTTAACAGACCGTAGAAAAGCACGGCCGGTAGCGACAGTAACACCAATATAACTGTCACCAGTATTTTCAGAGAGAATTTGATATATGATATAATTACGGTCATTACGCTTTTTCCTATTCATACGATTCCTTACCAATATAATGATAGTATAACAGAGAATGAGGCAATTGTCAAGCCATAGAGACCAGAGTGTTGCGTAAAAACAACACCATGGAAATAGAGGTTCCAGCGAAAAAACCTCCGGAAAAAATTCCTGGAGGTCGGAGGTACCGGAAAAAAATTTTGAAATTCGATTTAACGCTTTCTAAGGATCGTTAAAAATAGTATACCTCATCGACTGGATCTCCGTCCAGCTGTCTCCTACGCTTCTACCAATTCGCTATAGTCTATCGATGGCTCTGCATACTGAATCGATCCCTCATACTCTAGCTGGGCTCTCTCAAAGCCTGACAGCCAGCCGTCCTTTTCGAGACCATAACAAATTATACTCTCCTCAATATAATCGTTATCTTTTTCGATTTGTGGGCGGACTATGGATACAATCTCATCCAGGTCCACATTCGCAGGCACACCATGGATCTTATATGAGGATCCACCTTTGGCCTTCCAGTAGGCATCGGATCCTGTACCAATTGACCCATCTGGATTCCATGCATAATTCTCATACACTTGCGTTTCAATTACCAGTATCATACGGTCTCCTGAAAATATTCTTTTACGATTTGATATACTTGATCTTCGGTTAAAAATTCTTGGGTATCTTGAGCAATTTCTTTTACACTTCGGCCGGACTCATATTCTTCCAATACCCATTCTAATATTCTTTTCATGGCACTCATATTAAATCCACCTGTACATCATATTCACGGCGAACACCAGCAAAGCCAATTTGATTCGCACCACACCGCCGAGCACGAGCTATTTCCATTAGCGCCTCCCATACGGCGACCCTTTGTTGGGTTTGCGGGAATCGGTTGCCCACTAAATCCTTCACCTGACAATCACCGATAAAAATTCCGTTAATTACAGCACGGAATTTCTGGGAATTATTCAGGCCTTCAATAATTACTTTGGTTCTCAATCTAAACTCCAAGGTTTCATTACACACACAATCGCCACAATGGCAGCGAATAATCCAATAAATTCTAATATAATCACTTAGTCACTCCACGAGCATATTTGGGAACCTTGGCGACACGCTTTGAAATTTTCACTTTATCATAGTCGCAGTCCAGGTAGGTGTCAATCACAAGCTCTTTATAGGATTCGACCTGTTGATTTAGAACTTTCCGCATATCATTGGCAAGCTTCTGCATTTTCTGAGAATTGCTCAAGGAGTATGCATTATTGGCGGTAGCAGTTTTTTTGAATCCGCCAAGAATCTCGGCCGCTGTAAGCTTTTTTACTTGACTCATACTGGTAATAAACATAAATGGTTTCCTTTTCTACTGTGAAACCATTATCTCATACTTTGCGGCAATTGTCAAGCCGTCTAGGAGGGGCTGTTGTTTTTATGCAACAGAATGTGAGTGGGTACTAACTTACCATTTCTCTGCTTTATTATACTCATTATATTCAGTATAATCATCGAGAGTATTCTGGTCTGGTATATTAATCGCAAAATCATCGGCTGTCAGAGAATTCATCGAGGTGTTAAACATGGCCTGCTTTGCGAGAGCCTCTGGTGTTCTATTATAATCCTCTGCAACCTTTCGCATAGCATTAGCGACATTGGCAGAATATTCGGGTCTATCACGGTTCGCACAAGACTGGCCGCAATATGGGCCTCGTTTTCTATGCAGTTTTTTACAGAATTTACAGGATTTTTCTTTATACTGGCCCATCTCTAGCTCAGGTTTTCCGCTGGTTTTTATACAGTTCGGTTACTACTTATCTTATTATTCAGACCATAAAAAAAGAGGAGATTTTTAGTCTCCTCTTGTTTGGTTTAGTATCTTGCACCTTTTATTAAATTCGAGGTTGGATTGGTTACGGTGAGGTTTTCTGGTTCATTCGTACCACCCTTCTTTCTCGGTTTAATGTGGTCTACATGTACTTTAGAACGGAGATCAATGACAGGATCAGCCTTATTATATGGATCAATGTAATTATTCTTAGCTTTGAGGTAGTTCTCCCAGCTCTTGTAATTTACAGTAGAATCACTTACATATGATTCGGCTGTCCATTTCTCATAGTTCTCCTTGATGTACTCATAATTAATATACTTCATGCGTTCTTGAATATTGGAAGGATTGTGTCCTTGATTAGCAAAAGCATACGTATCTGGTATTGGATTGTTTTTGGCACCACCAAAATCTTGAGGATTAATCTTCTTGTCCTTACGATTCTTGTCCCACTTGATAAACTCCTCACAGAACAATGTTGGTTGTTTGATATCCTTTAAAGATCGAATCTTGAAAAGTACCGAATGATTCATGGCATTTAATGGATTGGTTATCATATCAAGCAACAATACAAGATTTCTTAATCCCTCTTTGGAAATTGGCTTTTGCTTATCGTTTAAGCTGGTGTTAGCCATACAATTCAAAGACGATGCAATAAACAACAAATACTTTTGGACAAGATTAAAATTATCAATAGATCTACCTTCTGAAGCAATTATCATATCACAAAGACGCTCTTCATTGCCTGCACCATTATTACATCCATAGTTCAACATATAGATTAACTCGGCCATATGTCTGGAATCTCCTTTCTTAGCAATCTCATAACCACCAGACATATCAGATACGTTTCCAGACAATACTCCATTGCCATACAAAGATTGAATATTAGGATTTTTGAAAGACGCACGATTCAATTCATATGACAAGGCAGTTGGTTGAATAATGGCACCTTCAAATTTAGACCAAGATTCTCCATCATTTAAATCCCTAACAGATTCAATAAAAGAACGAATCTTACCACGCATACCCTCAGCAATGATAACCTGAGTGTTGAAAAACAAAGATTTTACATCCTCATCTAACTCAGTAAACTTAAATTTGTTTAACTGTTGGCCATTAACAATGAACGTTTCTTCAAATTCATTATCAATGAGTTTTCCATCAAAAAAGTTGACTAATGCTTCAAATAAGCGATTCTGTCCATCAAGCAGAATATATTTTACACCGGCACTCTTATATTCATTAATCTTGGCCGCAATTTCAAGGTAGATTTTCTCTCGTACCTTATCCTCAGATAATTCGATTTCTTCGTTTATGAATTCTCCAAGAACATCGATCTGAATCCAATAAAACGGAGTCAAAAGACTGCTGCCTTTGAAAAAACTAGACAAAAAGCTTTTGGTTTTTTTACCTTTGCTTGCCTGCCATTTTTTTGGTTGCATAAGGCGTTGAAGCCATTCTGGCATGACCTGGATTTGTTTTTGCTTTGCTAGATTATAGAGTTCTCCGACAGTTTTAATATCGGGAATAATGATGACATCCTTCTGGATGCCAGTATTGGTAGACATATTAAATTTTCCTTTTTAATTATTAAATAACTTTGTTTCCTACTCTTATATGAGCAATCAACAAGTTTTTAACTGTTAAATTATAGTGCAATATTGCACATTACTACTTATACAACTTTAACAGAAAATTTTTATAAAGTCAAGTATTTTGCTTCATTATTACCTTTAATTCTTATCCGTTCATATCATACCTTCTTTATCAATATAATCTTTTTATTCTCACCGGTGGGTTTTACAAATTTCTCTTTTAATTCTTGTTGAATTTGACCTGATTCTTTTGTTCGGAGGTCGTAACAAGAATCAAATTCATTTTTCTTTCCACCATGTAATCTTTGGATTTTGTCTTTCATATAATTCTACAATCTGGTCGAGTTCCCATGGAAAATCGGTTTCAAATGCACCAAGCCAGGCAGAGAATCGATCCCAATCTTCATTCAGCATTGGCGGTACGGACATTGAATCAAGGTATTCTTCATCAGGATGCATGTTATTTAAAAAATCTATGCGGCCAGCAGAATAAGACCAGAGTGGTAGATTATTGTTATCATACCATTCTTTACTGAGCGGGCCCATCCAATTTGTTTTATATCTTACGGGGTTCATTTAAAAGTCGGCCTCTAATAATGTAATCGATTGTTGCAGCCAAAAGTTTTCTACGGCCATTCGAGCAAACTCTAATGAAATGAATTGACCAAGAAACTTTTCATTATTGTGATTCATAATGATCTTGGCCAGCCATATCTTGGTGTGCGTTATCTCATGCACATGGCCCGTTACACGGCCATCTTTGACCGCAAAATAATACCATGAATTACCTGTTTCTTTCCATTCAAATTTCATAATAATGTACCTAATAGACCAAGGATGATTCCAATGCCAGGAATGAATAATAATAACATACCAATGATTACAAGTGCGGCGAGAATATAATCAGTCAATTATAGGTCTACCTCATATGGTACACCTGAGACACGCATTGTTTTCTTTGGTTCAAGGAGTGATTCTAAAAACTCTTTCATTTCTCTTTTTTGATTCTTTTCCCAATCGGAGTTTGTATTCATTCGTATATCAGAATCGAGCCATTGTATTCTCTGGCGTATAAAGTTTTCTCTTTGCTCTATACGGCGGACTTTTTCACGCAATTCTTTTAATTCACCAACATAGGCTTCTACTTCGTTTTTCATAGGTTTACCTCTTTGGTTTTGGTAGAGACGGTAGTTTTTTCCATTCTTCAATCCATTTCTCTTGCTCTTCGACCTTGCGTGCCGTTTCATTGGTACGATCTTTGAGGCCTTCAAGTTGACGATCATATTTGTCTCTGGTATCATCTATCTTTTTATCAGTATAAACAATACGTTCTTCTAACATAAGCAGACGGTGCTTGAAATAGTCAATTTGTTCACCTCTGGTGATATTGAACAATATTGAAATTAACCCTACTGTAAAGGTAGACAAAAGTAACGCTAAGGCTATATGGAGTTTGTCTTTTTCGGTGAGATTTTTGAGTTCGGCGAGTATAGATTTCATAGAGGTATTATAAATGATGAAAATTCAATTGTCAAGTATTTAGAACGAATAAATAGGTGATTATTTGACAGGAATCCAATCATGCCCATTACCAGAATCCAAGGCCAAAACATCGCCAACTCGGCAATATCAACCGATAAAGTAGATTCAGCATTTACTGCCACATATGCGACCTATGCGTCTGTTGCAGCCAATTTGACACCAAGAATCACTACGGTCAATGTGGCCAATAGTACTTATGCGGTGCTCGATGATACCTCAGTAAATACTTCTGGTGGTTATTTGGTGATTACTGGCGCAAACTTTCAATCTGGTGCTCTGGTTACAATTGGCGATACTGCTGCAACAAGTACAACATATGTCAATGATACTACACTTAGAGCGCAAGTGCCGGCAAAAACGGCTGGATCTTATTCGGTGTATGTACAAAATCCAGATGGTGGTACTGCCATTCGTGTCCTTGGTGTGGCCTTTAGTAATACTCCTGTTTGGAGTACAGCGGCGGCATTAAGTAATCAAGAGGCTAATACTGCCTTTGCTGTAAGTATTAGTGCAAACTCCGATTCTAATGTAACTTATTCTAATACTACATCATTACCAGCAGGTACTACGTTATTGGCCAATGGACTATTCTATGGTACTGTAACGGTAGGTTCTGAAACAGTATTTACATTTGATGTAAACGCTGTTGATGCTGAGTTACAAGATACACCAAGAACATTTAGTTTGACGGTTACAGTTGGACCACCGTCAGGATCTCTTTTTACAGCTGGTGCCGCCAGCCTTGGTGTTTTAGGTCTTAATGATGCAGTAAATAGATCAAGTCCAACACAAGTAGGATCAGGAACAGATTGGTCTGTTGTGGCAAGTTCAGGATTAAATTGTTTTGTAATAAAATTGGATGGAACATTATGGTCTTTCGGTGCTAATATATATGGTACATTAGGTCTTAATGATGCAGTAAATAGATCCAGTCCAGTACAGGTTGGATCTAGTAGTAATTGGTCTGAGATTATAGGACAATACCCCTCAGCAATGGCTTTAAAAACCAATGGTACTTTGTGGGCCTGGGGATCTAATGATAGAGGAAGATTAGGTCTTAATAATACAGTATATAAATCAAGTCCAACTCAAGTTGGTTCAGATACAACATGGTTTAAAATAGGATCAACTTATCGTGCAGGATTTGCTATTAAGACTAATGGTACATTATGGTCTTGGGGTGATAATTTTGGAGGTGTTTTAGGTATTAATGATGCAGTAAATAAATCAAGTCCAATTCAAGTGGGTTCTGCTACTAATTGGAGTAAACTTGATACTAGTGGTGCTGCTTCAAACGGCCCGATGTTTGCAATTAAAACAAATGGAACATTATGGGCTTGGGGTATTAGTTATTATGGAGGATTAGGTTTAGGTGAACAAACAGTTTACAGATCTGAACCTGTGCAAGTTGGATCAGATACAAATTGGAGTGAAACTGTATCATCCGGCGCTGGAGATTGTACTTTAGGATTAAAGACAAATGGAACACTATGGGCTTGGGGAAATAATAATAATGGTCAGCTAGGTCTTAATGCAACAGGAGTAAATAAAAGCAGTCCAACACAAGTAGGATCAGGAACTAATTGGAGTAAACTAATAAAATCAAGTTCAAGAGGCGCAAACGCTGTAACTATGGCTGCAATCAAAACAGATGGTACTTTATGGACTTGGGGAAAAAATAATGTTCATGGACAATTAATGTTAGGTGATACAATCAATAGATCCAGTCCAACACAAGTCGGAACAGGCGGCACATGGTTAAATATGACAAGTACATATTATTCCACGATGGCTATAAAACAATAATATCAAACCTCCAACTCAACCGTTGGATCTAAATCACAGATGTAGTTGATATATTTGACTGCATCATCTTCATTATCAAAGTATCTTACGATGGTCTGACCAGTATGCTGAGATACAAAAAAGATTAATATGTTGTGAGAATGGTAGGTGGAAAACTTAATCCACCAACCATTTCTATTGACTGGAAGCCAAGAACGTGTATTATTTGCTATTTGCAAAAATGTTCTGAACTTGTCCCGTTTTGATGAATTTTTCTGTTGCATCTGTAAAATCTACAATACCTTTTTTAAACCACATGGTATATGTATTAAATTTTTTCTCTGTAACAGAATCAAAATAGGCAATGGTTTCTTGAGCCAGGGTTGAATTAAATGCAACAGTCTTGATTGCTACATCTTTTGCTGTGTCTACCATTGTGTCGAATTGAAAGTCTTTTGCGTTTACCATTTGTTTCTCCTTAATTAAGCAAGATTGAGTTTATTCCATGAATTTTCTGGTTTTCCTATAATATTCGGCACGCTTTTCTTGTGCCTCAATCATAGAATCCCAAAGAATTGCCAGAAACGATTTAAGTTTTAATAACATTGTAATCTCCTTAAGCATTACAATCTTATTTAGTAGATTATATGTTGCAACGCATCATTTGTCAAGTATTTTTAAGGTAATGATGCATGTTTTTACCAGGTGATACAGGTTTTGAAGCACCGGATACATAAGTATCGGTGTCCGGTTTGAAATTAAGATGCTTTAGCTTTAAGGTGGTCCTTCCGAATCTTACAGGACACCCATTCATTATAGTATGAATCATGCATTAAAGCGTGGCGGTTGAATATCTCCCAAGTTTCCCAATACGAACACTCACTTCTAGTCTTGCAGAGGTGCAAAACCTCTCTAGTGTATTCATCTTCACCGTTTTTCTTTACATCCTCTTGTAACTTCTTATTACTTCCCCAATAGGTTTCCCAATCAGATTTAATTCGGCTGCGTTTCTTTTTGCCTTTTACCTGTTTTGTTTTAGATTTGGTGAAAAACTTTTTGCCAATGTATTTTTGGCCAGTTTTATTGTGCGTAATGATATAGATGAACCCGAAGGCATCACCTATATCATCTTCTGTGAATTCTGCTGGTGAATTATGAAAGTACCAGGTCATTCGTCATCATCAACTTCCTCTGATTCTACAATATACTCTGCACAAAAGGGACAATGCAAAGGGTCTGATTCTGTTTGTGAATCATCATATTTAATTGTAAACTCAGAACCACAATTATCGCATACGTGATGTAAATTCATTTAATTGCACCATGATTGTTTAGCATCGCCATAATATTCACGAGCAAAACCATTTTGAATTAACATTGCACGTAAAGATTGGCCATTTAAAAGTATATCACCAAGTACACGACCACCAAACTTATCCCATCCATATAAAACCACTTGACGTTTAGTGGCAGAGTTAACGACATTTTTGGTGAAATCTGTTGCGGCTCTTCCTCTTTGATCTTCAGCTGGACATTGAGCTCTGTGGCCTTTTTCTGGTGTATCGACTCCAAAGATTCGTACTGCAAGTTCTGGCTTGAGCGGCTGAGGGAGAAACGGCGCACTAATTACCACCGTGTCGCCGTCATTTACCCTTACTATTTGTGCGTCATATGTAACGCCTTGTGGTTGTTTTTGTGCATATGCTGGTACAATAATTGCAATCAGCAAAGCAATAAAGATGTATAGTTTCATTAGTGAAATTGCTCCGTTTCAGTTGAATTTTTCATTGCAGTCGTTGAGCTATTCTGCTCAATAGTGGTAGTAACGGCATCAAAGTATCCCGTTCCAACTTCTCGTTGATGTTTGACCGCAGTAAAACCGCTTTGTTGTAATGCAAACTCTCTTTCCTGTAAGTCCACAAATGCCGACATATTTCGATCCCGATAACCACTAGCCAAGTCAAACATACCTGCGTTAAGTGAATGAAAGCCAGCAAGAGTAATAAACTGAAATTTATAACCCATCGCACCGAGTTCATGTTGAAATTTCGCAATTGTGGCATCATCTAAGTTCTTCTTCCAATTAAAAGATGGTGAGCAATTATATGATAACATCTTACCAGGAAAATGTTTATGAATTGCTTCTGCAAATTTCTTTGCATACTCTAAATCAGGTTTCCCGGTTTCACACCATACTAAATCAGCATATGGTGCATAAGCCAGTCCTCTACTTATGGCTTGTTCCAGACCTGGTCTGGTACGATAAAATCCTTCAACCGTTCTCTCACCCGTTAAAAACGGTTTATCATTTTCATCTATATCTGAAGTAACCAAAT